ACTAGCAACCTACCACGCTGGCCCTGCGCTTAACCTTGCTACACTAGAAGGTCTGCAAGCAACATTACTTTCCGAGGTAGCAGCAGCTAAAGGTGCAGCAGCAGCAGCTAACTACTTCGCTCGTCTAGACACTGCTGGTGATACAACTTACGTTCCTTACAAGCAGCCCCTTACTAATTACATTAGTTCACTGGTTGCATTAGGCGGAGCTTACTGGGATGATCTGGAATCAGCTGCATCATTCGTAGGTGTTGGCATACAAGGCATCACGGTTCCTCTTCGTGATGGAATGCCGACACTTACAAACAACAACTTTGTTGCGGGTGACTTGAATCAGTTGACTGGACTAAAAGGTGATGCCTCGACAAAGTATTTTGGTCTAAATATATTAGGGTCAGTTGTAGAGCAGGACAATGCTTCCATATCAGTTTATATAACGGAAGCTGATGGTGCTTTTGGGTTCCATATGGGTCATCAAGGAAATAGGCTAACTCTACGAAACAATCCATATGTTGAGTTAAACGGAGCTGCGGCAGCACCGACTAACGGAAAACCAACCTCCAAGATATTTGGTGGATCTCGCACCACGAGTACCGATGTTGACGTTAGAAACAACCAAGTCACTAGCACAATATCTAACACATCTTTATCTCCTAGTGCGTCTACAATGTTTTTATTCGCTAGAGTTACCAGTGCATCATCCAAAGCTCGTCTAGCAACCTATCACATTGGCTCTGCTCTAGACCTTGCAACCCTCGAAGGTCTGCAAGACACCCTAATCACAGAAATCGCAGCAATTTAATTATGAACTCATCAGAATACCTAGAGACTAATCCTACGGCTGAAGAACACAGCTACAACTATCTTCTGATTCCAGCAGAACTGCGGGACTCAATGATCGCAAAGCAGGACACCCTGACTACCAGCAATCATATCAGCCCAGTGCTGTTGATTGACGGACGCTACGGTGCTTGCTGTGACCTTTACACAGAGGTCGGCGCAGGCGGTATCTACCACGAACTGTGGGAGATGCTTGACCAAGCTAAACTGGAAGAATGCGAAGTCGTAGACAAAGCTGCATTCCTGGCACTGCTACCACCTGAACCAGAAGAGGAAGTATAATGCACGACATTCTTTACAAGTCAACCATTGGCACAGGGGGCTTTATTGCTACCATCGAACTGGGGCATATTAACGAACTTCTAGGACTAGTCGTGGGTCTTGCTACTCTAGTCTATATGACTGCATCCGCAGTCAAGGTAATCAAGGAACTCAAGGATAAATAACCTATGACACCAGAACTGATAGCAATGCTAGGCGGGGGCGTAAGCGGCTTCGTAATGAAGATGATTGCGGCGCAGGCCGACAACCAGGCTCGTCTCTTTGAGCGTATGATTGCCCGTCAGACCGTAGCGGATGAATCAGCAGATAAGGCAGCAGCTCGTGGTGGTGTATATATGCGACGTGCAATTACAGCGGCAGTTATCTTTGCTATTGTAATAGCCCCATTTGTCTTCGCATTCACCGACATAGGTGTTAGTATTCAAACAGAATCCAAAGGCTTTCTAGGGCTATTCAAGCGTCTAGAATGGTCCACTGTACAGGGTTTTGTTATCCTACCAGAGATCCGCCAAACAGCTTTAGCCATTGTAGGGTTCTACTTTGGTTCCTCACAAGTCAAATAACAAATAATATTATGTACGGACGAAAAACAAAAGATGCTGGTAAAGGTTCCTGCGGTGAGAACAAGGGCTGCGGTTGTGGAAAGAAAGGCAAGTAGTGCCTGACAAATCCAAAATGAAGTGCAACGTACCCCGCCGTGAGGTTCAGGGCGGTAAGAAGTTCGTCGTGAAAGCCTGCCAAGGTGGGACAGAGAAACTCGTACGATTCGGAGATGCTAATATGAGCATCAAGAAGGATCAGCCAAAGCGTAAGAAAAGCTACTGCGCTCGCAGCGGTGGCATCAAGGGTAAGACTAACAAGCTATCAGCTAACTATTGGAGCCGTAAGGCTTGGAACTGCTAAAACATAATGCCTGAATACCGCACATACGGAGCAAATGATGATAAAATCCTAGAGGACCTCGATATGGGGTACACTGGGTTTAATGACTACGCACGTCCCGATCAATTGCAACGTGGTATATTAGCGACCAGTAACAATGGTAGGCTTGGTCGTAACGGTGAGTGGCAGGTTAGGCCAGGGATTGATTTAGTCAAGGCTCCCTTTGCTAGTGGTGACGAGGTCCTTAGACTTCCAACTACTTCCGAATTGGAAACAGTTCCTCCAGTTGTTTGCTTACTGCCAACTACAATTAGGTCCGCTTCTTTAACTAGTGACGTAGTTACTATTGTTATCGATGACCCAGCCGTTGAGCCAGGTCACGTGTTTATTACAGGGGACGAAATTACAGTTGAAGGTATTCCGTTTGGGGTAGATACAGATCCCAATGGGACTTTTGAACTTACTTCTGTAACAGATAACGGCAGCACAAAATCTCTTACGTATGCTTTGGTTGGGGCAGATGCAACATATACTTTGCCAGTAGTCCTTCCACAGGTCTTGGACTTTACGTTAAATGATGTAGAAGGTTCATCAGTTATTGGTTACAATATGCTACTGGACCAAGGTCAAATAGCAGGAGTATATGCTAGTACTCCTTACAGCAACCCAGGAGATTCAGCAAGTCAGTGGGTTATACTTGGCTCCAATGTAAGCGCACTGGCAATTAACCTAGCGGATCCTACAATTACGTACGACCTTCCATATCAGTCAGGAGAAACGGCTCCGCCGTTTTCAGATATGATTCAAGCCTTTAACAAGGTGTTCCTATTCCGTGATGGTCAGACTGCGCTAGAATGGGACGGAAGCTTTAATAATGTTAATTTAACAGATCTTAATTTAGATAAGACATATCTGATTACTGACTTGGGTGACACGACTCAATTGCAGTGGAACACAATTGCTGGAACTACGGCAGTAACCTATGAGGTTAATGATGTTATTACAATTGATACTATAGGAACGGGAACAGGTACGGTTCGTTCTGGGTTTTCGCCCGTTGCTAGTGGAGTATACACTCAGCCAGTTCAGATTGATTGCCTTCCTGGAGAATTTGCAATTACCAATAGTATAGCATCGGTTTCTGGATCTCACGATGTAAAAGTGGGGGATGACATTACTGTAATGTCAGCAAGTATAAGCGGAGCAACAGATGCAGACTCTGGACTTACCATTGGTCAGGACTACGTTGTAAATCAAGTTTTTGAACTGGGTGAAACTTTTGTTAATATTATTGATGCGGTCAATGATGGGTTAGAAGAATCTGGAGATTTTGAGGGTCTTTATAAATATACTATCACTACAGGTGCAGCACATAATTTGGTAAGTGGTGAACCAATTATTATGGACAGTTGGGACCCAAATGGCGTTCCTTTTAATGGATCATTCTTTGCTCAAGAAATACCAAACTCCAATAACTTTATTATCTATACTGACTTTAATATCAATCCAAACGAGGCTTCATATGCAAGTGCTCGTGTAGGAATTAATGCAGGGTTTCAATTTATACTTGATTCAAGAACAGTTACTACGCACGTAAATGACGGTGCATCCCTATTGACTGATCCTATCTTTACCAAGAGAGTTTCAGTCGGACTGGGCTTTACTCATATGCCAGCGCCTCCATATGCTACATATCACCAGCGTAGATTGGTTATGCCGTATCGCTATGCGGTTAATAATGCAGAGGGAGATTATACAGCTCGTGATAACTTGGACGAAGTTATTATATCTGACATTCTGGACGCAGATACCTATGACCAGATCTATGGCCAGTACAGATTTAATGCTGGAACTGCGGACTTTAATGTTGGACTACTGTCCTTTGCGGATGACAAGCTAGTAGTATTTAACCGTAACTCAATTCATTTAGTGCTAGGCAGCACCCCTGAGTCTGCTTCGGTTCAATTAATCACAAATGAAGTAGGTTGTTTAGCCCGTAAGACGATTGTTCAAATTGGTAACAACGTAATGTTCCTTTCTGACAATGGTGTATACGGAGCAAACTTCCAGGATCTGTACAATCTTCGTGGTAGCGAACTACCGCTAAGTAGTAGCATCCAGACTACCATTGATAAGATTAACCGTCAGTACTGGGATCAGTCCGTAGCTGTTTACTTTAACAATCGCTATTACATTGCTGTTCCGACTGGATCAAGCACCGTCAATAATACCATCCTTGTCTTTAACTTTATCAACAAGCAGTGGGAATCCGTGGATAGCACCTCTGACGTGGACTGGGACATCGAGAACTTAATTGTAGCAGGTAAGAGAGGTGACCGTGCAGTATATGCAGTGAATGCCCTTGGAGGGCTTCACAGAGTTGATGCTCGGCCAGATGGCGTTGATCGATTGGCTACTACCATTCCAGTTGAAGGAGCACAGGAGGGCGTTATCTACAGCATCCCCGCTGAGGTAACTACCCGTCAGTTTACCTTTAATGACTTCGGTCGTAAACGTTGGAGTGAATTTGAGATGCACGTGCAGTCCAGTGCCTCGGAGCAGTCCGACTTTGATATTTCAGCCGAAGTAGAAAACATTGACGCAGAGGTAGATCTTAATACGCTGAGTTCATACATTGACGGAAGCCTAGACATTGACGAGGATGTTTCCATACGTGGTAGAATAGGTAACCGCCGAGGATACGGCATTCAATTTACAATTAATAATACACAAGGTCGCCCAAGAGTCCGAGGAATAAAAGTCTCAGGAGCACCTGCATCAAGATCAACAACTAGCGTACAATAATTATGGCAATCATTACTACAGGAACGACCTTTAGCGGTCCAGGAGATGATGTAACATCTTCTAAATTAAACAACATTGCTGATGCGGCAACCTTCAATGACCCAGTTGATGACTCAAGCCTAGAGTTAATTAATGGCGGTATTAATAATGGCAAACTTGGGATCAAGGATTCAGGGGTAACCTTTGCAAAACTGACAGATGTCATTAACGATGACACAATGGCCACGGCCAGTGCTACTAAATTGGCTACATCTCAAAGCATTAAAAACTATGTAGATAATAACAGTATTACCATTAACAGGAAGCGAGTATCAAGCAATACTAACCTTATTGTTAGTACCATTATCCCACTGGACGATACAACACCTCAAATAGGAGAGGGAGGCCAAGTACTTTCGACTACATTTACTCCTACATCTACTGATAATAAAATCCTGATAGAGTTTAATGGTTTTGTAGGTTCAGACACAGCAATCGCAGGTGTAACAATAGCCGTATTTGAAGGAAGCTTTTGCAGGGGAGCACAATGGTGGTCACAATCTACTAATGGTTCTAGTGTGTCCCATATGACCTTTGAGTTTACACCAGGAAGTACAAGTGAATCAAACTACAGTTTACGCATTGGACCACAAACAGGTGGTCAAAATGTATATGTTAATTATCAAGCTAATAATGGTTCTACTCTAGGTGGACTCCAAGAATACAGTATGACTATTAGTGAGGTGCAATCTTAACAATTTAAATTATGGCCATTATAAATAAAGGAACAGCATTCTCTAACGGGGAACAACTTTCAGCAAGCAAGCTTAATGCTTTGGTAGACGGAGCTACCTTTGGGACTGAATCCGTTGATAACGCTAGTACAATCGTAAACGCTAACGGGGCTATCACAGTTAGGGATAGTGGTATTAGTACCGCCAAGATTGCAAATTCTAACGTGACCTTTGCGAAGCTTACAGATGTTATTGACGATGATACAATGGATACAGCTACTTCCGATACTTTGGCTACGTCCGAAAGCATCAAGTCCTATGTCGATACAACAGTAGATAATCTGTCAAGTATTAAGGCTCACTGTGTGTGGGACGGCACTTTAACAGGAACAAATGCCCCGATTAGCGGAAGTGGAGTTGCAAATGTAACTCGTAACGGAAATGGTAATTGGACCATTAATCTATCGGTATCTGCTCCATCTGGCAATTTTACAACTCTAGCAAGTTCTCAAGCTAAGAGTAACGGAACTACTAATAATGCAACTGGTGCGTACTCAACTAGCACTACAACTGCATTGGTAACCCGTGAGCAAGCTAATGGTGCTGGTGCTGATGGAGACACGCCAATATCTTTCGCTGCTATTTGGTAATATGAACCCCCTCCTTCAATCAGTACAACTAGCGTTGCAAAACGCTACACAAAAGGAAGCCCTTGTCTTTATCGACAAGGTAGTGGACTTCTGTATTGAAAAGGAGAACGGCAAGGTACTGCACGGGTGGTCTCGTGGCTTGATACAACTCCTTGTGGCCTATCATATGGCTAAGGATACCCTTATCGTTGAGCAGGACAAAGATGACAATGTCCTAGGTGTAGGAATGTGGTATAATTGCAATGAAGATGCAGATTGGTTTTTTATTCAGAACTGGGAACCAGACACCAAGGATTCCAACGCAGTATTTATTGGCTTCCTTCACGCTGCGAGTAAATGCCTATTTAAAAAAATGACTTATAAATTTTTATCTATATGCCCAGGGCCTTTAAACAAAAAAGTAATTATGATGCGACACAGAAATGGGCATCCAACTAGAGTCGAAAGCAGCTACAGACTGTTCAATAAAATTTTAACTACATAATATTATGGGAGGAGGATCAAAATCACCAAGAGCACCAGAACCAATTGACCCAGGTCAGGCCCAAGGGGAGTACCTGTTCGGCCAAGGATTTGGAAATTTCCAAGGCATTACTGACCCTAGGCTCCAGCAGAGACTGCTGGAAGCTGAGGCAAGGTTTCGTCCGCAGTACTCAGCACTAGAGCTAGCCGACATTAACACAATGTGGTCAGGCATTGAGGGTGGTACAAAAAACCAAGAGTACGCACGCCTAAGTGCAGAGCTTGCTGGGTTAAAAGCGGGTGCTGCCGTACAAGGAGGATCGACAAACAGCAAGGAGCGTCAGGCTGCTCTTGAGGCGACGGCTGAAAGGCTTTTTCCAATTAGTAAAAACACAAAGGGGATTCTTTTAATCCGACAAAAAAATCAGCAACAAAAAGAAAACCGAGCGGATTATATTAAGGCCGCTGGTACTGGTGGTGGAGGATCAGATCAAGAGCGTTCAGCTAGAATTGCACAGATCAAGGCACAGCTGCAAGGTATGTCTAAAACCGTCGATGGTACTATGGGCTACAAGGACTTACTGGCTGATGCCTCAAGGCAGTCGGGTATCCTTGAGCGTGAGATGCTTGGACTCCAACGTAAGGACGATGTATCTGCACTGCAAGAGTTTGCTCCACAAGTCGTAGAAGCCTACCGTGCAGCAGACCCCTACAGCACTGGTCTTGCTGACCAGCAGACAGCAATGGCAACCGACCTATACCAGCGGGCGCAGGGATTGAACCCTGAGCAACAGCGTTTAGTTGACCAGCAGGCACTGGGGATGTCGCAACGTGCAGGTCGTGTAGGAGATGAAAGCTCAGTAGCTGGACAGATCCTTGGCCGTGAGAACTATCTATCTGGACTTCGTGGTCAGGCTGCGGGTATGGGACAACAGGCGTTTAATCAAAATCGTCAAATTGCTGGTGACCTTGGTAGTACTATTCTTGGTCGTCCTTCATCAGCTATTGGACTGGGTCAATCAGGGCTAGGTCAGTCAATTGGACTAGCAGCGCAGCCCGTTGGGCCGCAGTTGTTTGATCCAAATATGGGTATCAATATGGCAATGCAGCAGCAGGCTAATGAGGTAAATTATGGTGGCGCTATGGCACAGGCTAGTGCAGCCAAGAGTGCTGGTATGATGGGTGCAATTGGCAGTGTTGCTGGTGCTGGTATGACAGCTATGGCTATATAGTTGCTAAAAATTTTTTATTGGTTACATTTTGTAAATGCAAAATAAAATACAGTCAGCAATTGAAAATATCAAACGTGGCTTGGATTACGCATCTAAGCCCGTGCTTGCCTGGAGTGGAGGCAAGGACAGTATGGCATTGCTTGACTTGGTATATAATAAATGCGGAGCAAGGATTCCAATTGTTTTCTTTAGAGAACAATGGCAGCCGCACAAGTACGCATTTCAAAATCAAATCATTGAAGATTGGGGACTTGAGGTATACACTTGGCATCCAGCTGTTACAAACTTTCAACAGACTGACGATGAATTTGAAGTACAGAATATGTATGTAATTGATAATTCTCGTATGACTTGCCCTACGGGCATTACCCCCATTGAAGAAGGTCAGCCTTGGGTATGTTCATTGGACATCTATAACAGACCAAAGAATCCAGGGATTATAGCTGGATGGGACGTAATGTTTATTGGACACAAAGGATGCGACAGCGATCCTATTTATGGAGGTGATGCAGGTACTCGTATTGATGCACGGATTATGCCGAACGAAGAGTTTAGTTCATTTTTCCCTATGAAGGACTGGACTCACGATGATGTGTTTCAGTACTGCGAAGAGAATGAAGTACCAATTCAACTTGATCGCTACGAAAAAGTTAATGGCAAATGGAAAGAAAAGGAAGACAGATCTCAGAACTGTGACTACGTTCACGCTTGCACAGCTTGCGTAGATCGCCGTGCTGATGCAGCAAAGTTTGTACTTTGCCCTAAGGTCAATGCTACTATTGAAAATATTTCAAGTAAAGTGGTCTGGAGTGACCACAAAATGACAACTTATATGGAGGATTAAATTATGGGATTTCAAACAGGATCACAAATCGACCCCCGTCTGATGCAGGCGGATTACAGCGGCTTTACTAATGCCGCTAATATACGAGCGAACGCAATGGAAAAACTGGGCCAGAAGATTGGCTCAGTCATTGAGGACTACGCAGAGCGAAGAGAAGAGAAGATCGAGAAGGATAACTTTGAAGCTGCATTATTGCCGTTTGCCACAAAGATGGCTGGTGGAGATGCCGCAGAGGCAAAGAAACTTATCAAAGTTTTTTCTGGTAATACTAAAAACAGGGATACAGTACTGGGTCTTATGCAGCTTGAGCAAGAGCAAGAGAAAGCTAATATAACACTGGAAGCACTTAATGCTGTAGCTACTGGTACAATGAAACCTGAAGAGGCATTGGCCATGGGCATTCCAGCAAGTGAAATTAAGGGTGCTATGGATCTTACTAAAACTAAGCCAGTAACTTATTCTCAAGTACAAGGCGTATCTAAATTAATGCAGGATCAATTTGGTGATGTTAAAGTTGATGAGTCAACAGGAGAGACTTACATGCAAGTTCCAAAGACTGGTGATTATATTCCATTTAATACAGAGCGTGTACCAGCAAACATTCCTGATGCACTTAAAAATATGCCTGGATTTGAAGAATGGAAGAAATCTAAAATGTCACCATCTTCTCAACGAGATTATAATTCACTTGGAATGAGTGTAGTAAAATAGTAAACCAGTAATATGGCTGAATCAAAAGTTCGTTTACCTTCTGGCGTAGAAGTAGTTATTAAGCACAAAGATGAAGCGTCCGAGGAGGACGTTCTTAAATTTGCATTTAATGAATACGTAACTAACCAGGACCCTGGTACCAAGATAGGAAGTTCTATCGCTCAGGGAATTGATGCTTTGCAGCAGGCGTATGGTTCCTCCTTGGAGGGGTTAGGTGAAATCTTAGATGCTGAGTCATTGCAACAACTTGGTGGAGATATTGTACTTAAGAATCAGGCCGAGATAGATGCTCGATTATTCAGGGAGTCTCAAGCACCTACTGATCAATCTCAAGTTGCCAAGGCTTTGGATTATGTTTCTGAACTAGCAGGTCAATCGGCTCCTCAAATGGCTACTGCTATGGGTGGTGCCGCAATTGGTGGAGCTATAGGTACACTTGGTGGTCCACTAGCTCCGTTGACTATTCCTGCGGGAGCATTCCTGGGTGGCTTCATTAGTAATATGCCTTACTTCTATGGCTCCAATCGTGAGCGTCAAAAGGAAGCAATCGAAAAGGGTTACAAAACTGAGGTTGACGAAGGTGCAGCAATGCTTGCCGCTATTCCTCAATCATCTCTTGATGCTATTGTATCAGCAGTTGGAGCAAAGTTTATAGCTACTCCTGCTATGAAAATGGGCGGAGGTATTTTTACTAAAGTAGCAAAGGGATCGGCAGCGGGTAGCCTTATTGAGGTACCAACTGAGGTAGGGCAAACAGTTCTTGAGCGAGCGCAAGCGGGGCTTCCACTTACTGGTGATGAAGCATTCAGTGAATACATAGATGCTGGAGTTGGTGGAGCTGTCCTTGGTGGGCTGTTTGGTGGAGCTGGTGGTGCAGCTACTTCTGTACGTGCAGACTTCGGAAAAGATTCTGCTGTTGGTACAGGCAAAACAAAAAAGTCAGACCTAAATAAACCAGTAGAAGATCGTCCTGCACTAGAAATACCAAGGACCGTTCAGGTTGAGTACAAGGAGCTTGATGGTCAGGTGCGTGTAGTTCCTATTTCTATAACTGAAGGCCAAGACCCAATGGCTGTAGCCGAAGAGGCACTAGCTGGTCGGTACGACCCAGCTTATGGCGTTACAGTAACTGATCAATCACAACCTGTTGGCCCTGAACAAGAGCTAGACCTACCTGACCAAGCACCTGATGCTACACAGGAGGACGTACCAGTGCAGCCAGAGGCTGCTGTAGAGCCAGAGGTAGTAGAGGCTGAAGCACCTGCTGTAGAGCAAGTCCTCCCTGAGGTTGTACCGCAGGTTGTACCTGCTACAGCGCAGGCACCAGAGGCACAAAGCTTTAGCCTTCCTAGTAGGTTAAGTAAGACAGCCCAACCTAAGTATCAGCAGTCTGGAAAAATAACTTTTGCTTCTGACCTTGAGCGTGCAGTATACAGCGCAACGACTAAAGGTAAAAGTGATCCAGCAAAGCGCAGGCGGGAAGAATACCGTGCAAGGCTACAGAATGCTGGTTACTCTGACCAAGAGATCATAGCAATGGGACGTGAAGTACGTTCACAGATGCAGGGCCAATATAATAAAGCGGGCGATGAGTTATCTGTAGATCTAAATAAGGGCCAAGATGTAACAGCCGAGGCTTCGGCTACATATATTCCTTCTCGATATACTGGTAAGCAACCAGAAAAAACACCGCCTCCGTTCTTTAAGAAATTTAATCCAGAGGGAATGACAGAGGGCAACTTCGTTGACTTAGATACGGGCAAGTCATTGAACAATAAAACTTTTGAGGGCGGAAGTATTAGCATCGTAAACGATAGACCTGTACTAGAAACTAGTGACATTGAAGCATCTCCTATAGATGTAAGGGATCGCACGGAAGGTCGTACAGTCAGAACTAATTTGTTTAAAAAGTCTGCTGGCTGGAAATGGACCAAGGAACCAGATAACGCTCCTCAAACAACTCTTGTATCGGTTGAAGGTTATCGCTCGGAGGACAAGAAACAGAAGCATTACTACACTACTAACTTTGTAAGTAATAAACCGCTTACTCTTGATCCTAGGGCACAAAAGAAAGAGCCAAAGGGTAGGCCACGTACAAAGGGCGACCTAAAGTTAGGTAACGAAATCGGTGAAATTGTTGTTCGTGGAGTAAAGCATCCCGTGTATGACACTGTAACTGTAGGCGAACCAGACGTAGTGGCCGAGGCGGCACCTTCAAAGCCTAAAGCAAAGAAAGTAACACGGGACTACGATCTACTAAGTTCTCCTTTTATAAGCAATTACAGTGGCCCTGGCCCCACTGATACTTCCGTTCCAGACTATAATTCTTTTCATTATGTTGTGTCAAATCCACAACAGCAGGAATTAAATGCAGCGATTGCATCTGGGGCCGTAGATAATCTAGCCGACCAAGTAGCAAATGAAGCTGCTACTATGATGAATGATCCAGCTATTTCTGCTGGAATTGGTTGGTACGGAAGAATGCGCAAACGCCTAAAGGAAATCTTTGGCGATGATATTGATATATTTACTCAGCTACTTGGTACAACTTCCGCTCAGACTCCAGTTGAAACCAACTTTCGTTTTAGTGTAGATTTGTACAACAGGTTTAAGGCTGGTGAGTTTGATAAGAAAATCAAAAAGTATCTACAACTTTCTGGACTAATGAAGGCAGGCACTCTTGGGGATTTGCTCCTCAAGGATAAGGTAAAGAATAGTAAGGGTGTTATTTATACACCTGATATGATCAAGAAGTCCAGCGACAGTGCTTTGCTTAGCTCTGCTGCCGAGCATTATAAATTACTTCCAGCTCAAACTAGTGGTAAAAAATACGGTACAAATTCTTACCCTGCCCTAAAAGCATTGTCTCAAGTTTGGTTTGATGAAAGACTCGGCAAGAATAGGATGACCCCTAAGACACCGCAGTTCACCATGAATTTAAATGGTGAATCGTTAGAAGCTACAATTGATGTTTGGGCTGCTAGATTGCTACGTCGAGTTATTTATGCTGACCAAGGTGAATCAAGGATTCTTCCATCAGAGGAAACAGCGGTCAACAATCCAGACTTTGCATTAGGTCAATTAGTTTTTCGTAGGGCAGCTGAAAAACTTAACATGAATCCAGATGACTTGCAGGCCCTTGTGTGGTTTGGCGAGAAACAAATATGGGATCGTAATGGGTGGACTGGTGCAGCTGGTGCCCTTAAGTCTTCATTTGATGAGCCAGCCGATGTCTTCTATCCTGTCGATGGATCTACTAGAACCGAAGCGGACGCAAAGTTAATACTTGATTTTTTATCTAAAGAACGTTTAGTCAAACGTAACATTGATTTTCCTGATGCCGTATCAAAAGCAAGCCAAAATAAAACAAGAAAAGATTATGACCAATTCCTTAGAAAAAGTGTTATCGCTGATTACCTCGAATACCGAGGAAGCGGAGCGGTATATGAAAGCAGCGCAGTTCAACGAACAGGAGAACAACAAGGAGAAAGCCAAGAAGACGTAACAGCTCAGGCGGCACAGCCTGAAGTAGAGGACCGTGGCCCCAGAGATACCTACGACAACGGCGGCCAAGTACAGGATTCCATCGAGAAGGAGTTCGATCCTATTGGTAAAAAGATTAATACTCCTATCGTCATGCGGATGGGGAAAACCGACTACGTAGCACGTTATAATGCCACTAGGGGTATCATTGAGTACAACCCTATGCTGCTGCTTAAACGCAGCAAGGCTGGCGTACGTGCAGCAATGCGTGAAGAAATAATTCACGCTGCTATGCACCAAGTCCTAATGGTTTCGGCCAGAAAGAAATTCTCTATGGCCGAGGGAGGCAAGGTGTGGAGAGACTTCTTCGATGCATATGGTAAAACCCTTACCGCTGAAGAGCTTTCGGATATTAAAGATGTGTACCAGAACATCAAGCCCGAGGACTATGTTGCCTATGGCTCAGAGTACAGCCGTGCAGTAATACAGAATTTATTATACGGAGAGTTCTCCGAGCAGTACCAAATGCAAAGTCAAGGCGGTCCAGCTTGGAATGCTATCGTAAAACTCCTTCGCTCAGTACAGGCTTATATGGCCAAGGTACTGGGGCCAATGATCAAGACTAACCCCGAGGCTGCACAGGTCATTGTTGACTCTGTGGAGCTGCTGAAGGCAGCAGACCCTGCACTCCGACCCAAGAGTCAGGACGTGGTAGCACAGGCTTACGATGCAACAGACAAGAACACTGCCAAGGAGAACACCGAAGCTGGTGAAAGGGTAGGTCAGGATGCATCCGAGCGCATTCGTGAAGAGCGTAAGTGGCTCGACGGTGCCTTCCGCAAGACTGCATCCAAGTACCTGACTCCAGTCATTACACGACTGAACCGTATCAATCCGATGTTCGGTCGTATACTTCAGAACTTAGACTCTGCTATTCGTATGCGTTCTATAGGGTACAGAAAGCAGACCGAGATGTTCTTCAATAAGTTGAATGCTGTTAAGGGTGCAGAGTTCCAGGAACTCAAGCAGCTTATGTTCTTTAGCCCTACTCCAGAGGAGGCAAACCTTCCGTCCAATAAAGCTAAGATGCAGCGCAGGGATGCGCTACTTCACAAGCACGGGTTACTTAATATGTACCGCTTGGACGTACAGCCTATCTTGGAGGAGATATATACTGAGTACAATGAACTCGGTATGCCTAAGATTGGTTACCTTGAGGACTACTTCCCTCGTGTTATCAAGGATCTTGAGGGCCTAATTAAATCCTACGGGCATAAGACTAAGCGTACCTTTGAGCTGCTGGTCAACGAAGAGAACATTCGTCGTAGCGAAATGAAGGATGCAGATGGTAATCCTGCACCGCTTCCTGAAATGCAAGAGACAGAGCGTGCACGTTTCTTTCAGGACTTCCTGCAAGGTAAGTTCCGTGTAGATCTTAACGGTGTTAAACTTCCAGGCAATGTTAAGGCACGTGAGATTCAGTTGATCCCAGAGGACAAGCTAAAGTTTTACGACAACCCAGGCATTGCCTTTGGCAAGTACACTACGAACATGAGCCGAGCTATTGAAAGCTTCAAGGTTGTGGGTGATACTAAGAAGGGCGAGGGTCGCTTACTGGGTGAGCTTGGTAAACTTACCGAGCAACTATTTACCGCAGGTCAAATTGATCAAGCGGATGCAAATGAACTCAAGAGCTTGACCGAGTTGATTACGTCTCAGTTCCAAGCGGAGAATGAAATTTTAAAGAGCCTCGGTACGCTGACGTACATGGCTACACTTATCAACCCTGGCCCTGTGCTCGTACAGATTATGGATTTGTACAAGGTGGCACTGTACCGTGGACTTGGTGGAGTAGTC